TTCAGATACTGGAGTAGCTGGAGTTGTAAACAGTGTAGTAGTATACATAAATGTACCTTACCAGGCTTGGGGAGCTACTGTTTATTGTGCTGCTGAGATTAATGGTAGTTTATATAGTTATGCAGTTGGTGGTGGGTCTGGGAACATGGGATGGATATTAACTACAAATCCAGATACTGGGCTAGCATGGACTATGGAGGATATCAATAGTGCAGAGTTTGGGACTAGAATATACGCTGGTACTGGTGTTCCTAGTGGTGCATCTGTAGATAAAGTTTGGGCGGTTGTAGATTATGACTCATACCCTTCATATCCAGACTCCTCATATAGAGTTACTAAGCTACGTCATGTCTATAGGCCAGGTAGTTATCGTCTAGAGATGGGATTTGGAGATGTTAGTACTGACATGGAAGTACCAAAAGCTGATGTAGTACTTCCCTCTGCTGATACACAGCCTGCTACTACTCAGGATGCTACTAAAGTATCTGTTGAAACTCCTAAGATATCTGTATCAGTACCAAAACAAACTGCTGCAGACTTGATGAAGGCTATTAGAGATGAGCTTAATATTCCAGAAAATATGCCACAAGGTATGTTGGACTGGGAGAGTAAGTATTACTACAAGGAGTATGAGAAGTCTCTCACTAACAAGTATAGGCAGAGACTGAACATGGCCGGTGCTCAGGGTATGCTAGACTGGGAGATGACAACCCCTGCCAAAGACTATAGAGGTAGACTTAGTACAAGAGAATCTGAGCCTAAATCTGACAATATTATAGTAAGTACGTTCAAACGAATACTGGGGATGTTTAGATGAAAGATAAGACTGGTAGACCAGAAAGAAAACTAGCTCAGCTTAACAACTACTATGACTTAGAAAAGAGAGGTATATATATACCTAATAACTTCATAACTTCTCGTATGGTAAGTCCGTCAGTTTTAGTTCCAGAAAATGGAACTGCTGTAGGCCGTTATGGTATTACTAAGTATGGTAGATGTGTATATGGGCCTGCTGGACCTATAGGAATCTATGGAACTGACACTTATGGAAACTGTGTATATGGATAGGAGGACAAAATGGGAACTGGAAGTGCTGTATCAACTGATGAGGTAATCACTGCTGCGAAGATGAACTTGAAGCTAGAGAGTGTAGCAGCTAGTGAGATAGACGCTGGTGTTGCTAACTCCATTACCTTCCATGTCAATGCCTTTCAATATCCTAATCCTGGTACTGATTGGACACCACAACTGGAGGGAGCATATCTAGGAGCTAGCCTAACTGCCAAGAAATGCTGGCTACCACTTAACTTTCTAAAGGTCGGAGACATTATTACCACCTATAACCTTGTCGGAGATGTAGTAGAAGCAGCCACTGCTACCCTTGACTGTAAGCTAGTAAGGATAAACAAGGCTGACCCAATAACTACCACAGACGTAACTAACGGTGGGATAACACAAGTAGATGCAGACGGTAACTTCGACTCCACAGCTAACTGTGATGATGAGACTGTGGCCACTGATAAACAGTATGTCCTTGAAATTCAGGGTACTACTGGAGTTGGTGACTCTATCATAGTCATGGGCGCTGAAGTCACTATTACTCGAATTTTAAAGTCTGCATAAGGAGGTAAACTATGGGCAAACGAACTGCCATTCAAATGAGAGTGGATATGAGGCTAGACCTTAAGGACTCCGGTAGTCTCTGGTCTGATACAGAACTAACTCGTTGCATCCGTATGATGGTAGCAGACTTGAGTCGGTACTCCCCACTGCCTAGAGTCTTCGAGGAGTATATAGAGTTTGATGTCACTGGAGAGTCTGTCACTTTCCCTGCAGATACAGATGCTGACCGGATAGTAGATGGTGCTGACATATCCTCAACTGCTGATGGAGATACACTAACAATAGCTGCTCAACCTGACGTACCAAGGAATCTAACCATGACTGTCACTGATGCTAGCGGCAACATAACTAACATGTCGGTCATTGTAAGAGGTACTGATAAGGATGGTATGGCACTGGAGGAAACTCTCCACTATGCTAAAGGTCAAGGAGTCATCACAGGCAAGGAGTACTTCAAGACTGTCAATCAAGTTGAGGTTGACCAGATAGACGGCAACACATCTGGAGAGACTCTGGATATAGGTATAGGTGCTTACACTGACGTCTGGGTGTACTTAGCTGAACATCCGGTAGCACATGAGACTGAGTCTGCAACTGATGATGCAAGTGCTGCTATAACTCGTGGTACTGACTACTCGATAGACTACCTCAATGGTAGAGTCAAGGCTATCAGCGGTGGGGATATATCTGCTGAGGAGGTATGCACCTTCGCCTATGACAAGATATACATAGGTGTAAACATATCCGAAGTAGCTGACCTTATCAGAGTAGACCGAGTTGAATACCCAGTCGGTAGAGTACCTCAAGAATTCGTACCAAGTGATAATTGGGGAGTGGCTGAGCATATAGTCTTCGTCACAGGTGAAGGGGAGTATGAGTCTCAGTCCTACCTTCGTGAAGGTCAGACTATCAGAGTATACTACGATGCAGAACATATACCTCCTAATGACTTCGCACCTGGTACTGTTCCATCATTTCTTGAGGATGTGGTAATCCGAGGCGCGGGAGCTTATGCACTACTCATGTATGCACTGAAGAGAGAGCATCAGGTAGTAACTGACATTGCCTCCATGAGGACAAGTCTTACGGCTGCGAACACGGCTCATACAGCACTTGGCACTGCTCTCACTAATGTCAAGAAGTACTTAGATAACAACACTAGTGCTGATGCGGCTGGTATACTAGCATCTATAACAACTGATGCCGCTGCTCTTAGAACTGCCATATCTACTGCTCTTGATGCTGCTAATACGTATCTAGATTTAGTAGCTACTACAGACTTCGTTAATGCAGACAATCTAGTAAATAGCTATATGGGCACTACTAACTACGCTAATAAAGCATCGTTACCTAGTATCCTTCAATACCTTGCTGACGGAGATGACTTGATTAATACTATAACTGAGGGAGGGGAGAATGAGAAGACTCCTGAAACTTATGCCGTTTATGCCCAGATGACTAAGAGCATCATTGACTCATTTAGCGAGTTAAGGAACTCATACTTTGATACTGGACGAATCAGGACTAACGCTGCTCTCGGCTACACTCAGGAGGCAGCTCAGAGACTCTCTAACCTCAGGAGCTATATCGAACAGTCAACAGGATATGCTAACATAGCTAACACATTTGCTCGGGAAGCTGAGGCTAGGATAGCTGAGATTCAGTCATACCTGCAGCAGGCTAGTGCGTATGGAGAGGCTGCTAGCGGAGAGTTAGTCTTAGCAGATAGATTCAGAGCTGATGCTCTTGACAGAAGAAATGAAGTGCTATCAATACTTGGAGATAGAACTCAGTACATAGGAGACTTCACTATGGGTTCTGTCCGACAAGTACCAACTGGAGATTAGAAGGAGGTGTACCATGAGTTTCACTTGGAAGGTCTGGATATTTACTCTTACTATCCACTTAGTAGACATAGACCCAACTGATAAAGTCTTGGGTATCGGTATCACCATCGGTTGGTAAAATGATATGATGGTATGAACGTGGATGATACGCCACACGATTGAAATTTGGGCGATTAATTAGCCGATGGGTATATTAACATTCATCGGCTTTTTAATGCCCGTAGATTTGACTGCATAACCTTACGATAGAGTGTATAATTTCCATAATATTCTTCCATCCTTTTCATATTGCAGGAGTATCTGGTTTTCCTTTAGTAAATCAGATGTAAAGAATGGTATACCAAGATGGAATATATCAGGTATGGTTTCTTCCTTAACTCTTTCCGCTATAATAGGATTGCAGAATACTTTACTGATGTTCAATTCACTTAATCCTTTCTGAATCTTTGCCAGGCAAGGATATACCAGGCCGCGGCTGTAAGTGCAGTAGATATGAAAGCTAACCAAAAGTGCATGGTAGCATAAACGATGAGGTAAGCAGTAAGAACGAAGGCAGTCGGTAGACTTGTTCTTAATGGTGCTTTATTATCCTTGGATATAATAGAGAATAATAGTGCTGGTGCAAATATAAAGCCCCCTATCATAAATACTAAATCTTGCCAAATCATTAATAGTCTCCTTCCTTTATTCTATCATTCATCACTATGAACTTTACATCTACTGACGACAACAGGTTATCCTCATTCAGGTACACTTCAGCAATAGCACAGCCTACCGTAGGCATCATGTTCTTATGCTGTTGCATGAATGGAGTCTGAGCCTGGAAACAGGGCATAGTGATTATGTCAACTCCCATATAGTCTGGAATGTGTAGTGCCTTATGCCAGTGACCTAAGATTAGAAACACTGGCTTAGATGCTGACGGAATAGTATTGATATATCCCATCATGTTCTCTACTATCTTCTGCGGAGCATACGACATAGCATAGGCTATACCTCCGCCTGGGTGGTCTAGTCTTATAGGTAATCCCTTAACATCGAACTCAGCAGAGAAGAATCCACGATAGATGAAGTCATCTCTATGCTCAGCAATGTGCTCTACGATATCATAGCCCTTATCCCTATAGAAACTCCTGTCATGATTCCCGCCTATGATGTAAGTCTTAAGTCCTTCCTTCTTAGGTCTAGGATACACTTCCTCCACATACTCCCTCTGCTCCTCTGCCGTATGCTTGTGTAACTCCTGCCTATGCCCTCGGTACATGTCTATCCCATCGACTAAGTCTCCAGCATGGAGTATGAAGTCTACATCAGCATCATCAAATAGATTGTAGGCGTCATGAAGGAGAGTTAGCTGCTGGTACTTGCTACCTAACTGAGTATCTGCAACTATTCCGAATCGGTAGAAGTGTCGATAGTAGTCGAAGTCGGTAGGTCCAAACTCTTTCCTAGGCTCAACAGGAATCTCCACTAGTCTACTAATATTGTCAAGGTTAACATTATAGTGCTTGTGCCTAAGGCTATCGAGAGTCTTAATAACAGTCTCCGAGCTTCGGTCTATCTGTCTACTTATCTCCCCAACAGATGAAGATCTCTTACGAACTATGGATAGAACCTTTGATTCTAGTTCGGTTAGCTCTTTGCTTATAAACTCCGTCTTGCGGATTCTCTCTACCCCAAGCTTTTTCATTGCTCTAGCTAGTGAATCTATGCCACTGTATCCTAGGTCTTTAGCTAACTCGTGTATATCTTGGTCGTCTCCGTTGATATACCTATCCTTAAACTCCTCAAATCCTTCCATGTCTGGGTGTAACTTTGCTTTTGCCATATTAGTCTCCTTTCTATTCCCATCTAAAAGTTTGTTTTATATCAAATGGTATTCTGAATCCTGGTATGTGCTCTAGTTCCTCCACTGGTATCTGTCTCTTTACATCTCCGTCCCAAGTTATAGAGTCGTGAACGAATATAGCCATGTACTCAGGGCCTAGTCCACGCTTGTTACTTAGCACTACTGCCCGTTTAAATACCTCTCCATCTGAGCCAAGGATAGGATAGTTAACAGCCTTCCTCTTCTTACCATCAAGGGACTCATCAGGTAGCTTTATTCTCCTGCCGAATAGTGTTGGTACTGCCCAGCCGGACCTAACCCCTTCTTCCTGTACTTGCTGAATCCAGTCATAAGCACCTCGGTAGACTTTAAACCAGCTGTCTATTAGCTTCTGGCATCTGTCTATATCTCTTATCTTTGCCTGCTCAGACACAGTCTTAGCCGTAGCTCCATACACAACTGCGAAGTTAAGAGTCTTCGCTAATGACCTTGGCACACTCATACGGTCAGCAGTATATTGATGTAAGTCTGTCTTCCTTGGGTCTGGGTCATACAGAACTTTCAGTAAGTCTCTATCCTGACTCTTATTAGCTAAAATATATAGATGCTCTCTGCTATAATCACCAGTTGTAAATATACCTCTGTTAGGTAGAATAACATACCTTGCATCTTCAGGCCAGTTCTGTATATTTCTATTCCGGCTGTTAAGTCTACCAACTCCGGTATCAAAATAGTATTCGGTAAAGAACCTATTCTCTCCTAATAGTGGTCTAAGGTATGTAGATGAGAACTTACTCTTCTTACGCCAAGTTAACACAGCCTCAGCTAGCGGGTCATCGAGGAACTCTAGTGCAGACTTGTCAGTTATTAAACTCTTAGTCTTCCAGTTCTGCGGTAGGAAGTTTCCTCTCTCCGATAGCTTATATGCTACTTGATATGGACTACCAGGCTTCTCAATTCCGAACGACTGGACATGTTTAGTGAGAGCATCGACTTCCATCTCATATCTATCAGTTAGCCTCTCCAACTCAGTCTCATCTATCAACAGTCCCTTCATAGATACATCTAGGATAATAGGAAGTGCCTGCATCTCTATGTTAAAATATTCTCCATACTTCTCATTTATCTCGTCCTTCCACTTCAGGTATAGTGCATAGGTAGCTCTTACATCAGCCTGGCAGTGCTCGGCTAGAGCCATAGGAGCTTTCTCCATAAGCTGGATATTATCCTTGACTCCATACTTCTTAAGAATATCTCCCATACCTATGGTGACTACTCCAGTCTGTTCACACAAGATAGGAAGAGATGTCTCTAGATTGCCCAGTAGTCTAGCAGCTACATTAGTGTCCCAGATGTTAGTTCTCTTGAGAGACTCTCCAACTACAGGAATGAGAGGAAATACTCCAAGGTCAAACATGAGGTTATGGCCTAGCTTAACTATCCTTATATCCTCTAACCACTTCTTAACATACTCTAACTCTGGTGGAGTATCATCGTAGAGGTCAAAGTAAAATGCTTCATAAGGAGAGAATGCTATACCGAAACCTAGAGGTCGTCTATTCTCTAGACTCACAGTCTCAACGTCGAGAGATATAGCCTGAGGACGATTCTCCTGCCAGTATCGGAAGCGCTCTGTTGGACTAGCGTTCTCAAATCCGTAGTAGTATAATGACATTATATCCCTAACTTTTCTTTCAACCAGTAGAATCTACTTAAGAACTGAGCCTCAGCTTCTTTCGGAAACATAAGTCTAAACTTATAATTTAAAGGAATAGGCAGTCCGCTCCATCCTTTTCCTTGAGTAATCATAAGTTGGTCAGCTTCAGTGGACAATGCTAACTCATCAGCCTCATGTATATTAGACCACTCAGGCCCAACTATATTGAAGTGCTTGACTATGACTCCCTGAATCTTATTCTCAATCTCTTTCAGTCCTTTGATGGAGTACTTAGTAGGTCTAGGAATATCCGGTAGATATGCTTCAGATGCATCGTGGAGGAGAGCAGCATACACGGTCATGTACTGTGACCTATCACTAGAGTACTTATAATCTACCTCAACTATATTACTAACGAATAGTGAGTGATCTGCCACTGAGTAGAACTCTCTAACATGCCCGTTGAATCTACACTGGAGAGATAGAGAGTGAGCTATGTCCTTTATATCTATCATGTCTTCAGTAAAGTTGATAGCCGATACTACCTTACCAGTGTACGTGTCAAATACTGATGGGTCTTCTGGGTGAAGTCCTAAAGGTTTATTGCTCATCGGTTTAATCCTCCTATATAATTATATCACCTAGTTCCTTAGTTGTCAATCTGTTACATTCCGCAGGCCGGATAGCCTGAGCCAAATATGAAAGTAAATAGTATGAATACTCCAACTATCACGGTGAACTTAACGATAGACCACTTGTTCATGTAGGCCTCCTTACTATTACTATATCCTCGTCGTCTACAACCTCCCAGCCTCTTGACCTATATATATTAGTGAATACAGACCCTGGTGCCTTCCACTTAAACCAAGCGTAACTCTCGAAGCCAACTTGCAGACAGGCGTCTAGTGCAGCTTGAGACAGCATAACACGTTGCCGGTCTTTCATATGGTCTTTGACTATTAGTGACATAGTACCTCCTGGTTTAAGAGACTGAAAACCTTTCTGATAAATCTTCTTCATCTCCTGAGCCCATAGCCAGTCGTTCATCTGCCCGAGATTCATAGGGCTAGTAAAAGAATACTCTGCAGTGTTCATACCTTTCTCACTCGTTAGCTTATCAGTACCCTTAGACTTCATTATACTAGCATATGGAGGTGAAGTGATTATATGGTCTACCCAGTTAGGTATAGGCATCACCTTCTGACATGGGAGGTTGATGAGACTAATCCGGCTAGATACTCCAGGTGCTATGGTCTCTAACTTATCCACTGCTTGTCGTTGGAGTCCATGAAAGACAGGACTAATCTCGATACATATAGAGTTTCGGCCTATCATCGAGCCTACCATTAGAGTACCAGTACCTGACATTGGGTCAAGGATAGTCTGGTCATACTCAGACACATACTCAATGATGGCCTGGACTAGGTATACGTTAGCCTTAGCTGGATGTTGGTTGACCTCGGGTGGAAACATTTCTTTTCTGTAGTCATCATCTCGAGGAAACAGTACCCAGTCGTGTTCATCTCGGTCATATTCTGGCGCGAATAGCTTAGTTTTCATCAGTTTCCTCCCACGCGTCTAGCACTATTTCATTTTCGGTGAACTCAACACTGGCTACTCTTCCAGTCGGAGTTAGCCACGTTGATATATAGGAATTTCCTGTAGGATTTTTCTTAAATTCGATTGAAAACCAATCATGAATCCTTGCCCAGACTAGGAACTCGTTGTACTTTCCCTGTTGCTCTTGCATACTATTATCTCCTTATCTTCACACCTTTGATAACTTCATTCATTCGTACTTGCTGTCGCTGGAGTCCATCTATAATAAACTCCTCAACAGTCATATCCTTCATATTGTTAGTCAACTTTCGAAGTTTACGAAATGCTACTAGTGACTGAGTTACCACGTCTTGTAACTCAGTGATAGAGTTGGCAGCTTCAGAAGCTAACTCATCTTCAGGCATGAGCTTCTTATTAGCAGTAAATACGTAGCCTCTAGCTACTGAACCTAACTCATACATGATAATGATTAGATTCTCTCCAACTCCGTCAAACGCTGACAGTAGTCTATCCGGTAGTGCTTCCCTCTCAGCTGCTATACTTTTACCCAGTTCTCTCTCTATAAGATTCATATTGTCCTCCCTAATGCTTTTAATATTTTTTCTGCTGTCTTAGCCCCTATACCTTCTATCTCAGTAATCTCGTCAACGCTAGCTAAGACTAAATCCATGATGTTTACGAACTTGTTAGCTATCAGTACTGCTGTCTTCTCACCAACATTTAACTTATATGCTGAGGATAGAAACATTAGAGCCTTAACAAACGGGTCTTGCTTCTTTATCCTTATCTTAGGCTTGATTATTCTCTGAAGTGTTGAGTGCTCGTCTTGAGGCTTCTGCTCATTATGATAAGCAGCGAGGATGAATCTGACAGTCTCGTGCCAGTTGGTCACCCAGTACGTGGTGATGCCTGCTCTATCTAGCCTATGTTCCCACGCGTAGAGGAGAGACAGAGTATGGATGGTATTGAACTCATAACCTTGCGGAGGCTGGTTAGGTGGGAAGTGGTATGCATAGACTGTAGGCTGAGGGCGAGTGGACGCTCCTCCTACATACTTCCTATCCTTTATCGGTATACCTGTAATAGGATAAGGAGACACCATACCTTCGACTATCTGATAATTCACGTCAGCCTTATCGTAGTAGTCTCTTAGCTGGTCTTCAGCCTCGTCTAAGTCTCCTAGTAACTCAGCTGCCTGCTTTCGGCTAAACTGAAACCTCTGCCCCTCTGCGTTGCCGAAGAAGTAATCAGACATATGAAGTTGATTGAGTGGGGAGACTACTACAGGTACAGACTTCTTGAGTAGCTCTACCATATCAGTAGGCTCATTGTTGTCTACCAGTATCATGTTAGTCCTCCACTACTGGATTACCGTCTGCATCTCGGCTGATGTTCTTCTCATAGGGAACTTCAGATTCATCCTCACCAAGGTCATCACCTATCATCAGGTCTTTCTTGATAAGAGAATCAGCCCGAGCATCTCTCGACTGCATACCATCAGGACTCCCAACTGCTGGGTGATCTGGAAGCTTAGGTGTTCGTCCTTCCTTCATTGGAGGTAGAGAGTTGATATCAAAGTTTGGATTACCAATAGTAGATTCAGTTTCAATATCCTCTATCTCTGGTATGTTTACTGAGTTCTTAGCAATCTCAAACATGTCTGGTCTCTCCTGCAACTCCTTCTCCAACTCCTCTATCTTATCAGTTAGAGCCTTAATTCTATCTTCTTCTTCATCTGCCTTGGCAATCACTTCCTCAGTTGCTTCAGGAATCTCAGCTCCATCTTGAGAGATATCCTTAGCTCTCTCTGACTCCAACTCTACATATATAACAGGTATAGTCTCTGCTGGATTGAGTGGATTAGGAACTGACCTAAACATAGGCCAGATGATAGCCTTAGGTAACTCATTCTTCTGGTAGTACATATAGGCTCGGACATATGCAGGCAAGATGTAGTTAAAGTCTCTTGCCTCCATGTCCATAGTTTCGTCTTTGTCGTTGATTCTCACTTGGTCTTTCCTCCTACTAATAAGTCTACCATCTTAGTATTATTATGAACTAAGTCTACTAGTCCGGCGATAAATAGTTTCCATTGTTTTCTTTTTCTTCTGTTAAAGTAGTCATCCTTCTTGTCACTAAAATCTACGTCTGCCAGTGGCTCTAGCTGAGTGTAGCATCTAGGGCACTCAGTGTTAGTTGGGAGTTCATTAAATATATAATCTACTAACTCCTCTTCTTCCTCAGTTAAGGGAGTATCTTCCCAGCCAGATTCTCTTTCTTTGAGACCCATTGAAATCTTACCTCCACATTCTTAGTCATGTTCCATATTTGAGTAGCCAGTTTGTGTAGGTTCTGGCCAACAACTTTCTGCTGTCCCGACAACTGCCTAACTACAGCCTCATTACCTGTGTATACAATAACTGGTGGTGGTAGTGGTCTTTCCGTGCACTGCTCTGGAGTAGCTACCTTAGCGAATACAGGCTCCCCAGTTGCCTTAGACTTCTCAACGTCCATGTCTTCCTGCCGAGCATCTAACTCCCTGTTCCAAGCTAGATAGTACTGATTCAGTCCATACATGATGGCTATGTACTCAGCCTCAACATCAATAACATGGCCTGGCATAGGCTCGTAGCCTTGCTCGGAGATGTTATCTCCATCTAGAATATAGGTCATGTATGAGAAGTTAGTATCAATGAATAGTCTAGCCATGTTTCCTAACCTCCAGTACTATGTACTCGGCCTCCTTGTATGTATGAGGTCCAGCGTTTGGGTCATCTGTCTGCATAGCATCGTAGTCTCCTGCAAACAGTTGTATGTTCCCACCACCATCTCTCACGAAAGATATATTGTCACCTTTCTCAATAGCGTACTGACTATCACTTATCTTGTACATTAGGAACCTCCATTCATCATTCTCTTTAGTCCCATGAAGTGGTCATAGGATGCGACGAACTCCTGCCCGACTGCATTGAGTCCCATGCCACTGATACCACACTTAGTTATCTTAGCAGATACGTAACGGCTGGTCTTACCACCTGATGTCTGTTCCTTAAGCGACAGCCAGAAGATGAGGTCGGACATCTTAGCAGTCTCACTGAACCCATCCATCTTTTTCTTTCCAGTTCTACCCTGCTCAGTCTGTCCATCCTTATTGACTATAGCTCCGTACTCGTCAGTTATGTAGTGGGTGAGGACTAAGTTCTTTCTATAGGCTTTGACAGTATGGAATACCTGCCTCATTCTATCATTAGGAGTACCGTATTCCTTCTCAGTAAGCCTCTCTCTATAGCTATTATCATCCCAAGGTCTACCTTTATTATCCTTATCGTTCATAAACTTTAGATACTGCTTCTCCTGCAATTCTTGTAAGTACCCACTATGGTCTATCTTCCATAGCATAGTGGCTGAGTCTACCATGACAGTTCGTAGGGTAGGCAGCTGAACAGCAAACACAAAGTCAATAACAAATGTCTGCCATAACTCCTTCATCCCGACTACCTTCTTGGGGATAAGAACTTTCCTTGTTGATATGTCTCCAGTTAGTCCCATCATCTTATCGAATTGGATAGGCTGAGGATAAGGCTTAGTAACTATGTCATAGCTATCCCAGTCTATCTTAGCTATATCCTCGTCAGGCTCTGCTCGGTAGATTCTAATACCTGGATTATCCTTCTCTACTTTCCAGGCTGCTCTCTCGAACCCTCCGATATCAGTCTCCATGTGGAACAAAGGCTTAGGCCATGTTAGTCCGGCTGATGACTTACCTAGTCCTTCATCTGCTACAATGGAGGTGACACCGAGGAGTTGGTTATCCGGTTGCTGATTCATCTATTCCTCCCAACTTATTTTCTGCGTCTGATAGAGATTGTCTCGCTAAATTTAGGTTACCTTCTGTAAGCATTATATGGCGTTTGGTTCTAGCTATGAAGTTTTCTAGAGCCTCTCTCTTGGAAGGGTACGCAAACCTTTTCCTTGAGTACATACTGACTAACTTTCTTTCACCCATATAGTCTATCCATACGCATCTTTTAGTATGGCCTATTACTTTAAATGTAAGTACGTATACTCTACCACCCGATTGTCTGTACCGATATAATACTTCCTGTTCATTATTTATCAGTGCTATTACTCCCATAGTTTCTGTATCTCCTGCATATTTAAAGTATCACATACCATCTTGTATCGGCAGTAATTGCACTCCCAGTCATGCCTGTGCTGAAATGGAGTTGGTATCTTCTGAGACTTCAATGCACTGTCAAGTACAGCCTTCCTGCTCATTATGGTATCCCAGTTTTCCGATATCTCTTTATCATCAAAGAAGAAAGTATCTGAATAAATTTGCGGAAAAGGTGGAGCATAGTTTCCCATCATGTAGAGGACTACGAGGTCATACCGATTAGTGTCCTGAATGTAGCATCCACCTTTCATATACTCTAGCCAGGTGATAGCTAACTCCTCGTCTATAAAGTGCTTCTTAGCAGACTTCCGAGTAGTCTTAAGCTCAGTTAATATCATAGACTCCTGGTCTGTAGCCTTGAATACCATGTCAGGTCTGTATATGACTCCATGCTTCTCAATGACTGGAGCACTAGCATCCTTTGGAGTCAACACGTCCTGTAGTCCATAGCCGAGAGAGAACATCATGACTTCCTGTTCAGTAGGTTCAATAACTCCAGTCTGTTCGAAGAAGCCTTTGGTTCTGCAGTAGACGTAGGTGGATAGATGGTTAGGCTCTCGGACTTCTTTAATACGGTACTGGTCTGAGAGATGCTTAAGTATAATCTGTTTTAGTTCTGGGTTTTCAACTCGTCTCATTAGTGCTTCCTTCCTATAAGGATTACATGCATAGGCTCTGCCATACTTTCGATAATATCCTCTGGGTCTCCGTAGTCTCCACACCAAGGTTCACCACCAGCTTTATCTACAAACTTCATATTGATATTATCTATTTCTATAGGGTCAGTACCTCCCTCGTATCCTTCCACAACTACTTCTATATTTGGAAACTGGTTCAAAATATTTACTAGTTCTGCTCGTCTCATTATATATCACCTTCATATGATACCTTAAACTCACCAACTTCCCATGCTTGATTACGGTAATTCTGCTTAGACCTTACCTGAATCTTAACATCACTAGACTTGAAATTATCCCCAATCCTTCTTACTAGTTCACCAAGTATTAAGCTTTTAACTTCGTCGTTGCTGAGTTCTACTTTTATTCTCATAATAGTTCCAGAGGAAGCCTGCTAGTCTCAGGTAATCCTGAGTTTAAGACTGGTCATTACAAGTCGCTAACAGGCTGTCCTATCTGGCCTCCTTATCCTCCAGTCCTATGATATACTCCGGCTTCATCAACCGTGAACTCACCTGACTGTACCATAGTAGTCACGAACGAGGTGGGTGCACTGGCAGGCAGTGATATGGAGCTGAGAAGTAATCCATCGCTCTTCACTACATCATCAGAGAGTACGGCAGTGTTAAAGTCAGTCTGGTTCTTTCCGTCCAGAAGTTGCTTGGCCTTCTCCATTGGGGTAACTCCGCCAGTTCCTGCAGCTCCTATTCCCTCAATAGAGTAGACTGTCCAGGTTGGCTTCGGAACGTCTCCACCTTGGCCATCGTTAGCTCTTCCATCGTAGAGAGGAGGAGCAAATGGCCTTCCAGTTGGGGTATCAGGCATGCTATCTGCCATGACCATACCGATTCTTTTGCCGAAGGAGTCTTTTAAGTCCATCCTGTCCTTCGGCATGATATAGTCTGCAGAGCCTGGAGTTAACTGAGACTCAGAGTACTGCATATCAGCAATATTATTAAAGCCGATATCTCTGTCTCCAGGCTGTCCGTCTGAGAAGAATCCCCACTGAGACTTTCTCCGGTTGGACTTGTTCATTGTGATGGTGTAAGTTGCGAAGTTGTAAGGCTCAACCTGCTCAAGAATATCTATGTCTTTGAAGTTGAGGCTAATTACCGTATACTTGCGAGCCTTAGGGTCTCCCTCTTCTCCCCATGTTTTCTCTTCCTCTGGAGCTGAGTCCAGAATTCCCGTAAATTTTCTTAGAGGCCCTATGTCAGTATCAATTAGACCTCTAGTACTTGGGTTATCTCCCATAATGTTTTCTTCCTCCACTTAGAATTTTGATAATGATTACTGGTACAACTATGCTTAACACTATTATACCTACTATGATTATGTTCTCTACGCCTCACCTCCTTTTATATCAGGCTCTTCAACTATGAACTCAATTACCGTGACATCGGAGTCAAGGGTAAACTCATAAGGGTAAGCAGTGAGCATAGCATAAGCTAGTCCCTGCGGAGTTTTATCGGTCATGCTTGATAGGTTTTCAAGGTCATATAAGGTAACGTCCTTGAAACTGCACAGCCTGATATCCTCGACATACCCTTCTGCTATTGGTGCCTGCCCATCTGGGTCTCCTGTTTTGTAGATGAGTAACCTGTCACCCACCTCAGCTCTGGTGTGCCACTTGTCTCCGAGTCGGACTGTTACGTTAGTTCCAAACCTGATGCTTGGATTTAGAAAGTTTAATCTATGTGTGTGCATTTGTAATCCTCCCTTTAATTGTAATATATAGTTACGCAAGTTGTCAACACCGTATTTCTTTTTCACTTCATTTCATGTTCCTCCTATATTTACTTGGTATAAATAATTATACGTAATACATTAATATGATATTATTAATTTATTTATCGTTCTTGCGTACCTTAGAGAAGTCCACGTCTTTAAATGGACAGTCACCTGCCTCTAGGTCACAGTCAACAGATAGCTCGTTGTCTATTCTGGGAAACTCAACCCATCGCATAGGTACTGGACAATAATCATCACAAAATTCTTCCTGTTCCATTTTATTCTCCTATAGCATTAATATTCTTGAATTGGTCATACTGACCGTGCTTTATCCTTTTAGCAATATTTGTAAGTACTTCGTACAAGTCGGGACCTTTCTCAGTGTACTCCTTTGGGTTATCAATATAGCCAGACCTATCATAGTGTCTAACTAATACCTCCCACTCAGGCACTATATCGTCAGTGTATAACATTACTATACTTACCTTAAACCATGTAGACGTAATTTTGTCTATTAACTCTTTCATAGCTTCTCCTTTAATGTAATTCATTGTTTACTCTAGTTCAGCCAACTCAGAACCACGAAACTCTCGGAAAGCATCAGGACGACGAGGCCTATGGATAGCCTGGATGAAAGGATGATAAGTATTTCTATCCCAGAAGATGGTAAACTTAGGTGGAGTGTACCTAGCACGGCGGTGCTTAGTGAATGTAGCGAAGATGGTAGATTGAGTCTCATCATCTGGGTCTAGGTCTAGCTTAAGTATAGTATCATGCCACCACTTGAGATGACCTGAGCCGAACATATCCATAGAACGAGGTGATGGCATAGCGTTGCCTTCCTTATCCATCTGTATCTTACGAGTGTGATGGACTACTATAGACGCCATGCCTGGGTGGTGAGTCCAGAGTTCTTTGTCCTTCAATAACCTATCAATGTTACGAGTATACATCTTAATGTCATCTTCCTTTACCAAGTCATACCGAAACATCTTGAATAGCGGGTCAGTAACGAGAACAATAGGACGAAGTGGCAGCTCAGTTATCATTAGCTTAAGCTCATTACGTATGAACTGATAGCCGTTCTCAGTATCTATGTTCAAGTCCTCTGATACTCGCTCGATGATTAGGTTATCAGGCTTGGCGTACTGGTTAGCCATGTCGTCCTTGTTAGGGATAGGTAAGTCCTTAGCTAGAAAGATAGCGCGGCTACCATCTTGATACTGTTCCATGCGCTCCTTGCTTTGAGATAAGTCCATCTCAGCCTGGATATAAAGGATGTTGGACTGAGTGGTAGAGAATGTTAACCACTTAGAGCCACGAGCAAGGGAGTAAGCGGCGTGAGTAGCGAGTGCAGACTTGAATGTTCCCTCGTCTCCAAAGATAACAGCACGAGAGCCGACAGTGAGAATACCGGAGTGTATTAGTGGTACGACTGGTGGAGGAGAATAAGATTGGAGGTCATTGAGGGTAAGTAGACGTCCTTTACTTTGGGAGTATATGCTACTGGACATTAAACCTCCGTGATGATTGAGTGTGTCAGTTATATTATAATACGGAAGTGGATAAGTTGTCAACCACCACGGAACTGTTTAATGTTTAGGGAGTACCTGGATTATTCAGGCTGGTCATCATACACTATGTTTAGTCTATATAGCGGCTTATCAAGTTCATATTCTTCCGGAGTTTTATTTAGTACCAGTCTGACTGATATATTAGCCAAGTATAAGTCAGTATCTTCCTCTGGCACATTGACTATAGGACCTGGTAATACCAGGTCTCCAGGCTTAACGTCTGCAACTGTTATCTTTTCGTATTTTATTTTAGTTATCATTAATGCTCTCCCTTCATATGCTTTGATATTGCTTTTCTCCACTTGGATATAGTACTCCGATTAACTTCTCCACCAAAGGTACTGACTGATTCGTTAAGAGTCTGGGAGAGAATGATGGTGATGGGTACTCGGTACTTCTCCTCCAGAAGTTTCATTCGGTCAGTGAGAGGGAAGGAAGTAGTGTTGGAGATCTGATGCTTGGTATGAGGAGCTAGTTCCTTCCCATTCAGTACTCGACGGCGTAGTTCAGATGATGGTGTATTCATTTTGCCTTCTTTCTGAGCTTACGGTACTCAGCCTGGATAGCTAAGATAAACTCTATTCCACCTTCTAAGTCGTATACATGGTAGTTATCATCATGCTCTACACATTGCACTCCAGTTACTACATATATAGGACAGTCACCGCAATCAGTATATCTGTCTACAGCCTCGCATAAGAAACATGAGTAGCCGGTGTGAGTTAGGCCGTGATTTGACTCTACCATATACTTAGCTATTCTCCTAGTTAGTGGCTTACCAGTTTCTAAATGATGGTCACGCATCAGTTGTCTGGATTCAACTGTGAGGTCAAGAGCCTTAGATATTGATAATCTTTTCATAAGTCCTCCTCTATAAATTGTTTGTAGTCCATAGCCTGGTCAAGGGTGAATGGGATGCGGCAGTTGAAGCATAGGTTCCATTCCTGCCGTACCCACCTGGTGTTTCGGCTACCACAGATAGGACACTCGTGGCGAATAGCAAGGGATGGGTTGTCATGGTCTATTTCTTCCCAAGCATCTATCTCCTCGTCTGTTGGGTAGCCAGTGCACAGTCCGACTATTAGCTTAGTCACGAGGGTCAAGGCCTCCAAAGAGTATACGCCATTGCTCAGGTAGTGTAATCTTGGGCCAGGGCTGTCCGGTCTTGCCTATCACGTAGCCCATAGAAGCCACTATCATTAGAGTTTGGAACTGTATGTCCAAAGGGTTAATTGTTCCGCTATGTATGAAGTATGCTTTGAGTACATGGAGGAATTCTCCGGATAGGAGTTTAGCAATTCCACTTAAAACCTCTGACTCTTCAATTTCTCTTTCGTCTCCAAAGTACCTGGCGCTGAGTTCTATGGGACAGTGAGTAGATAGTTCACACTCGTTACATCTATGTTCACCAAAGGAAGGTATGCTATGAGATACCTCCTTGGGCTTGTCTTCGTCGGATATTTTGCCTATGAGTTCCATCAGTTCATCTAACGAGTTTACGTTATGAATCTGTCCTTCAAATTCTTCACTTGTCATTGTTACTTTTCCTCCTCATCAAGGTATTTCAGTGACTTTTCAGGTATAATCCAAGGCATATCAGGGCTGCCTGCCCTGTCGTTATCAGCCATAAACCATACATCTCCGTCTAAGTAAGGTAGAGATACCACAGTGCCAGTGTCTCCTTTACGTACATTTGCTCCTATGCGTCTGGCTGGTCTTGAGTTTACAATTACTGCTTTTCGACTTACTTTATTCATGTTACTTGTTCCTTTCTTTATTTTATTTCCAGAAGAATGCGTACTGCCACCAGTGACGTCGAGGCTTGTATCCGTGAGCAGTAACTAAGTGACGTTCAAGGTAGTTGCCCACGAAACTAGCAGACCTTCGAGACATGAAGGCATGGAGACAGGTGGAGCAGTATGGGTTACGCCTTGCTTCCTTTATCATCCGGTCATAGTTGGACAAGGTATCACCTCCTTTCATAAGTTACTAAGTATTTAGCTAATGAATGTTTCTTTTTAGTAACCAGTCATTGTTGTTCAGTAAATCAGAGTCATGACTTCCATTATAAAGTGTTTTATACTCAAGGTACTTACGATAATTGTATCCTGCTATAAATGCTTGACGGTATGAGAATGTAGTTGGTAATATAAGTTCCTTTAGCTTCTTAACTGCTGCTTCATCTAGTTCAGACATGTAAGTTTCTCCTTCGTGCTAGGATTCGTTTCTTCTTCTGACTCCGGTGATGGATAAGCTGAGGGTTGTAGTCGTAGGATTCTCTCCAGTCTATCCGGAGTTGGTCTGCCTTACGCTTAGCCTCAGCTGCTGGTTTCTCTCTAAGATGGAGATAGAGAGAGGCTAGTTGGTCTCGAAGACCTTTCATAGTAGCCATGATTAACCTCCTAATTTAGATGTGATTACTTCAGGTACCTCTCGACCTTTATCATTAGTAACGTACTTAATGTAAGGTACGTAACCTGAGAAGACCTTGCCTCGATGGTCAATGTAGGTGTTGCATATGCTGGAGACAGAGTAGAACTCCACTCGCTTAACACCTTGTTCCTTTACCACTCTAACTCTCAGGTGGTGGATAGGTCTGGTGCATAGATAGATACTATTTCCATCTAAGCCAGTAACGTGATGGTTAGATATACCTCCACAGTTTGGACATCTCATTGGTTCTCCTCCTTTATATTAAGAATCCTCCTGTTACTAAACCTTGTTCAGCAAGTACTTCCCTCGCCATGAATAAGTGGACTTGTGCTTTGGATACTACATGTAACCTAACCAGTGGGTAGTGACTGCGGATAGATTCGTAGAGACCTGAGGCTGACTCGACCTGGTCTGTATCGCTGTCTATAGTGTAGAGTAAAGTCAGCATCTTAGCCACCTCAGCACGGCAGACACCGTCTCCATGTTCCTCTATGTGGCCTAGAAGTTCTATGAATCCTACCATACGTTTGTTATAGTTATGTAGGAGTAACTCTGGAGTCAGACGGCGGGCGTATAGACCGTTCAGATTATGCTCATTAGGTACTTGGTTAGCATAGGTTATATGACTCCACTCGAAGCCTCGCTGGCCTATGAATAGTGGTTGCATCTTACCAGCATCCTTTATCTCCCATTCACGGAAGGCAAGGATACCTCGGATAGCCCTCCGGTCTATAGGTGGAGGTAGAGGAGCAGTTAATGTGTTATCAAATCGAGTATATTTTCTACGTCTTTCCTTTAGCTTATGTACGAGGTTAGTAAGTTCCTGCTCTACTCCAGTGTGTACTGATAAGGACCTGATAGTATCGAGAGATCCCTCCACTGATGCAATCTTGTTACTGAATATGATGACAGCACTTGGTGGCATTGAGGGCATAGGAGACCTGATGTCTATCTCCGGAGGAGGCATGGTAACTTTGACAGGTATGTCCTCAACTGCAATAGGCTTAGGCATAGGTGGAGCTATGTTATAGTTAGGTACTACATCTGTATCAAAGTCAAAGCTGTCCATTTACTTTCACCTTATCTGGTACATGCTGAGGTACCGGAACTCCTGGAGTTACATACTTATCTGGGTCTGGAGCTGGTAGATACATAGGTTTCTTAGGCCTCTCAACTATATCTATATCATGTTCCTTTGTCTTAGGTGCTGATGTTCCCATAGTTAACCTCCATACTTTTTATACTTAGGACTATCTTCCTTATTACGGTAGTGCTGGGAGTAGCGTATAGTATAGTGGGTGTAGCAATAAGGGCAGTAGTGAATAGTCACTCCATCAATAGTGTACACGTGCTGACCTATATCACCACAGTGAGGGTCAGGACAGAGTTCTCTTGGTAACCAGTGGAGATTACTATCCGGCATGTACTCCTGCTTGATAAATATGTAGTCGTAGGTAGCTATGTAACTACGCCAATGATAGTCAATGGATTCAGTTGATATTATATCTCCTTCATTCATAGCTACCACCACTCTCCGCTAGGTAGTCGATGATACTTCTTAATGTACCTAGCATATAAGTACAATCCGTACCAGTCGAGGTCTCTGATTAATAACCTTAATAGTATTAACCTTTTCATTACTTCACCTCAGAATTTAATCATTAGAACTATACAACTAGAGGCAAGCCAGCCAGACTTGGTTAGAGCTTCACGGGTACTGACTGCTTTCCCTTCCCATCTACTATGGTGAGGCAGATGTATGACTCGATAAGTATGAATCACTTTACCTCCACTGTTCCGTCAGGTTTAATGATAGTAACTGGATGATACTTACCATCTGTTAGCCTACTCATAGGACGTTTAGTCTTGGCATGTAGGTTAATTCTACCAGCCACTATGTAGAGTTTTGTGTCTTTAACTTCCATCACTCACTCCATGTATTTTACGTTATGTCCATAGCCAAGTGTTTCTTGAATGCTATCCTTTGCCCCCTCCTCAAAATCGTCACAACCTATTGGTGACGCATAATCGGAGAGCTGCCAAGGCTCACAGTTTATTGAGTGTTTACATTTATGACATTTTACTTCCATCATTTACCTCTCTATCTGCCATGTAATCATCTACCCTACAGCCACAACCCTTAGCTTTTAGTAATTCCACCTGCTGTTCGACTGGCTGCCAGGGCTTAGGCATAGGTATCGGCTCTGTACCATGTAACCAAGTATGGATGATAGCTGAGTAATCGCGGTCGTTATGCTTCATACCTCTGTGTTTCATCTCAGCTACTGCTTCATCGTGTATCTTGACTAGTGATAGTGTCTTAACCTTATTATTATACCATCGTAGTACTTCAGGATGGTTAGCAAAGCCCACCTTCTGTCGATGGTACTTCTTATCCACTATAGTAGCAATACAATGTATCTCGTGGTGCTGTGCCACTAAGTGCTTATTACATAGGTACTTCACTGGTATGTCCCATACTCTCATAGACTATCCTCCATTACATCTATATGCCGTATTATACCACCTTGTTGTTGCCGTTGTCAACCCCCAGTACGACTCCATTACAAGCACGTAACAACTCCTCACCTCCCTTTGTTTACATTTTTGAACTTAATTTTACGCAATAAAAAAGGGCCTGGTGGCAACTTCCAGACCCTCCTTGGTGGTCTACCTTGGCCTACTTTGCTATTCCGGCTTTCTTGAGAAGTGACTCCCTTATTGCAAACCTCTTGTTTTTGTCTCCTTCTCCCGAATCCCAAGCCTGCTGGTAGGTCTGCCCATCTTTGTATTCTTCATTGCCGAATTTTTCTAGCAGTTCTGCCGACGATTCGGAGTACTTTTTACCGCCTCCACCACCTCCGCCAGTTCTTTTGGATACAGACCCTTTGATTAATTTGCAGGTTGAGGCAGTATCTCCGAAGTCATATGAGAACCATACCCCATCCGCTTGGTCTAATTTGCCCTCGGCCTTGAGTTTCTCAATAAATTTGTCAATCTGACCTTTGACTGTGATTGTCAATTCTTCAACGGCCTTTTGTTTGGCCTCGAGTTCCAGCTTGGCCTTATCTTTTTCCATTTTCGCCAATTGTTCACTGGCCTTGATAAGTTCGGCGATATTGTTCTCTTGTCCGTATTTGGTGATTAGTGCGACCAGTTCCTCTCTGGTCATGGTTGTTTCTGCATCAGCCATAATGTCTGACACCTCCATAATATTAATTTGTTAACGTGCTGGGTGGCCGTTACCACTGCCATACCACCACTATACCCATATTGTACACCTTTGTGATGGCAGAATGCAAGGGGTGTGAACTTACTTAGGTACTAGTACTATAGTCCTACCCGCCGGATGGTTGCACTTCGGCAAGGTGAAAAAGTTTTTTAGCTGCCCCTAACAAAGGCATGGGGGTATACCTAACAACTGAAACTTCTGGGGGTACGGTCTGGCAAGTTTGCAATACACTTTTTATACTTACTACTCCAGTGAGATTTCTTGGATGAAAAAGTTATTTACTGGTTCTTCTAGATTCCAGGAACTTCTGCTTTTCTTCCAGTATGACAACCTGGCGATACTCGTCGACTCTTTGACGGATAGTAGTCTGCATATCCATCCAGGCCTTCTCACATCCGGCGCACCTAATAGGTTCTCCAGATATATAGAACTCATCGTACCATCTCTTTGCTTGAGTAGACTGCGGGAGCATCTCATCTCCACACCAGTCACAAGTTATCTTTATCATTTGTCTTCTCCTTTTTTGGTATATTAGGAAATATCCCCATATACTTTTCTATCTTGCCAGATAGATTCTGTTGAACTGCTATAATATCAATGTCATTCCAAGGTAAATCATATATAGATTTGGGGTACTGACTTTCAGGTATAGGTGCTGACTCGTAACATGCTTTAATAAAACAATCTTTAATATCCCTCATTGTTAGTCCCTTAACTTCTTGCCTACCTCTGATGCCATCATCAGTCCAAGGTTGACCATCATAAGGCCTATTCCTATCAAGTGTATAGAGTATATCTGTGGAGAATTCTGATTCAATAAACTCCTCCAGATGCTCCATATCAGTTATCGGAATTTCATGACCATCAATCTTATATGTTCTTTTTTTCATACTGCTCCTTTATATTTAATAGTTCTTACTTCCACCACAACCTTGGTACGGCAGGCAGGACTCGAACCTGCGGCCTGGACGTTATAAGCATCCTGCTCTAACCAACTGAGCTACTGCCGCGTAGTATTATTTATAACTGGGGATAGTTTCTACATACTCGATTAGCTTCCTGTAGCAGCTTCATCTGGTTTTCGTTAGTATACTCAGGACACTTGGCAGTCGAATGATGGTGGCAGTGAAGTCCAGCTCGTTTGTCTGAAGAGTAACGGCACTTCGGACGGAAGGTAGGATATCCGGTAGTTTCATAGTAATAACATAATTCAATCATCTTCTATTCCCTCCATTGGATTCTCTTTAAATAAGACTTCACCTAGAATATCTATGATAGACTCAGCTATCTCCTCAATATCTTCCCGAGATATGAAAGTCTGGAGGTAAGCCCCAAGAACTTCATGAGTTGCTGAGACAGCCTGACGCCTTAGTGATAGTGAAGAGTCCACATAGATGTTTACAGAAGTAGTGCGGTATGCTCCTCCAGTATCATGTTCGGACAAGTTTTCTGTGTGCACAGTTATATTACTTATCAGTTGCTCTACCATATACCTCATCCTTTCTCATGATATCAGCTACCTTGGCAAACTCCTCAGGGCCTAGCACTCCGGCAAGTAACCGGATATTCTCCAGTTTAGCTAGTGCAATTTTAGCCCTAGGATGCTGGTCAAGAATCATCTGGTAGCCTTCAGTATATCCGTATTTGTGCATGAGTTCTTTTAACTCAACTGCGGTAGTAAATGTAGCAGGCAGCCACTTAGCCTGATAACAGTACTTGCACACGAACATAGTACCTCTGTCGATAGAGAAGCTGCTCTCCCAGTGATGTACATGGGGAGCCGAGGGCCTGGTAGGACACCTATGGTCTATCCACTCTATTCCCAGCTCTTCGGCACTCCGCCAAGGTGAGATATCTCCTCCCGAAGGTTTTCCAGCCTTTCGCCCAGATGGATTAGAGTATCTATGTCTCTTTCCTCTGGACTTTTCTCTGCCTCTACTTTTAGCTGCTGCACTACCTTGGCTCTCTTTCTTAGCACGGCTAGCCGCTGGTCTCTCTGTTCCTTTGGTAAGAGTATTTTCTTCCTTCCTCTCTTCTCCACATAACGCCTCTTGTTGAACTCCTCCATCCCCTGCTCCAGCCAGCAGCACTGCCCGTCTGACTTCCTCTTTGCGTGCCAGTGAAATGTCCTTGTCCATGTCCTCGACTCACCTCCTTCCGAGTTGAACTTACGCCAGAGTTTACCGAAGACCTCAGGTTCGCCAACTGAGATATTTTCGTGGCAGTATTGACACTCGGCAGACCTGTTGCATCGGCTTAACCAGATATCTATTGTTGCACCTCATCTAACTTTACTATATTAACACCATGACCGCCTGTGCAATACTTTTCGTGGCAGTCATCACACGCAAATAAATAACCAGTTACATAGTTATCCTTCCTAAAAGCTACTTGGTGTAGTCTATTTTTAGTACCGCAGAATTGGCAAGATGTAATAGCATCTTCATACCTATTCTTAATTTCATCCCGATTATTCATATGGTCTTCACTCCTTTTATTTTATTTTAACACTAAGTGCATCCAGTTGTCAATAGCTCAGTCCACTCGGTATAATAAATTACCCACAATTAGCCACTACATTTAAAATATACTTGACACATGTCCAAATTGGTGTTATACTAGCAATAGGAGGGATTATGGAAGAGTTGCAGTATGAAGGTGAAGTCGTCAGAGACAAAGGCAACGAGGCCTTGTCAATAGCCAGTACAGTTATCCCATACGATAGAGAGGATTCAGAAGCTCAGTATCTATTCAATAGAGCTTGTGGTCTGTCAGTTAGAGAGACTCTAGAGGTTATAGATAGGACAAAAGGCTGGCTGTCTAACATCCGAGCAAGAGATCCGCAGTTTGTAGAACTGGAAAAGCAGATACCAGAATTCCGTAAGACCTTATCTAAAGACTTCCTAAAGATAGAATGGATGAGGAACTTCCGGCTAGCTATGGCTAAGGATAGGAAGATACTCAAAAGAAGCCTCGGTATGGAGAGAGATGGCAGCGGTGAGGTAGTCACTATGACTAACTTCGACCAGCAGTATCTTCTCAAGATGCGAACTCACTATTCCCCACAGCAACTACAGGTACTCCAAGCTATCGGTACTGAGGGAGACGGTGGAATTAACTTCGGTCAGTGGGTACTGCAGAATTCCAACATAGTCCAAAATGTTCAGAACATATATGGTGAGGTTAAAGATGGCCAGAAGAGTAACAGCCAAAGTCCGTCAAGCAGCCCGCAGGAATATCCGCAGAGCCCAGTTAAGCAGATACCGAGTCAAGGAACCACGTAGCGTGGGCAGGATTAGGCAGGTAAGGAGGACTAGATGAACCAGTTTGATAAGGATAGGCTTGATAGACTAGAGGGTAAGGTTGATGACATTAAAGATAACCATCTGTCTCATATCTATGATGCTATTGGTAATCTTAACGGAAAGCTCTGGGTGCTAATTCCTATAGTTCTTTCTCTCGTGGGACTGATAATAGGTCTTTATGTTAAGGGAGGTTAGATGCAGACAGTTACTCAAGACCAAGCTATGGCACAGCTGTTCTCTAACCGTCAGATGACCATAGAGACTCTACTAGAGATAGAGAACAAAGATAGAGAACTCGTACCTATGAAGTTCAATAGTATCCAGGAGAGAATGATTAGTGATTCTACTGGCCGAGATATCTATGTTAAGCCTGGACAAGTCGGGGCAACTTCAGTCCACGTAGCTGACTTCTACATAGACAATATAACTATCAACGGAACAGTATCGGTCATTGTCTCTTACGATGAGTTCTCTGCCAAGAGACTTATCATGAAGGCCAAGAAGTATCACAACAACCTGGCTCGTCGTTGGCCTACTATCCCTAAGCTAGACCATAAAGGTGCGGAGGAGCTGACATGGGAGATTAAGGACGACAAGGGTAGGACGGTGTTCTACTCCGTCATGTATATATTCTCGGCTAGGAGTTATACCATAGGCCGAGGCGAGACTATCCACAACTTACTGTTGGATGAGTACGCATTTTGGCCTGAGGGAACTCACGAGTCTGTATTTGCATCCGCAGTTCAGAGAGTCCCGCTAAAGAAAGGAACTAAGATTCGTATCCAGTCAACTGCTAACGGTGAGGAAGACTTCTATGAAATGTACAAGGCTGCAGTTGAGGGAGTGAACATAGGTACTGGTAGAATTAAGTCTGTCTACAAGCCTCACTTTTACCCCTGGTTTGACCATGAGGAGTACCGGATGAAACCAGACGACCCGTTTGTTCTTGACGGAGACGATGTGGATGAGTTACTAAATCTTCAACCTGAGGAGGAGAACTTGCTCACTAAGCTAATTGCAGACTTCGGCTTCAACTATGATGGAGCTATGGATGCTCTCAGATGGAGAAGGTACAAGAAGGCTGAGATGGCCTCCCAACGACGCTCTGGGGACACTATGTTGCTGTTTGAGCAGGAGTATCCTGAAGACGACGAGACATGCTTTATTATTGCAGGTAACTTAGCCTACTCCTCAGATATAGTTAATAGTAAGATAAGTCTCTCATATCCAGCTCCGAAACATATTAGTGTTACTAACAAGAAAACTGGCGTATCTATCGAGGTAGACATCTGGTTTGATAGAGAAGATGGGCTAGGGTACTTACTCTCCATTGACCCTGGGAAGGGTAAAGTATCTGAGTCAGTTGCTCACGTCTGGCACTTTGAGGACGGATATAAAGATAAGGATGGGAATGAGGTTCCACCAGTATTGAGGCACTGTGCCACTATGTCCGGCTGGTACGACGAGTATGAGTTCGCAGAGTACTGTAAGGAGCTCGGATACTACTACAACGGTGCAGTAATTTGTCCTGAGGACAACTTGGACATAGTCTCGCATCTTAGAGGCTACGCTAACCTCTACTATAGAGAAGACGTAAGGTCTGGCAAAATGATTCGGGCAATAGGTTGGCAGACTAATACTTCTACCAAGCCTTACATGCTCACTGAGTTAAATAAGTATCTAGAAGACATAGAGTGTTATGACCGGAGATTCTGGTCTCAATTAAAGAATATACGTAGAGACCCAACTGTCAAGTACGGTATCTCAGTCATTGGTGCTGATGACCACCATGATGCTGGAGCTATTGCAGTAGTTTGCAAGGACGCTCAGATGCAAGTGGTAGGTCATGTCTGGAGCACCTCTGACCCAGAGGCTGGCGGCTGGTCTGACGATTGGGGGAGATAATGATAGCACAAACTGCTGAGGCTGTGAGAACTAGAGTTAGAGAGTTGGAGACTTACTGGCAGCCACGTAAGGATAAGGCCAAGAAGTGGTATAGACTTATCCAGATGGTAGATGAGTTAAGGACAGATAAAATGGAGTCCTTCGTAGGCAACGACCCAAAGAGTACATATAATCTAGTCCTCCATATGCTTGACTCTAAGATTCCCCACAGGATTTCTGAGGAAGACTTAAACGAGCCTGAGATGGCTGGAGTCAATGAATCAGTTGGTAAGTTCCTAGCCAAAGTCTGGGAAGAAAATCGTCAGAGGATTCGTAGGTCTAGTCCTATTCAGTCTCTAAGCAGAAATATCCTAGGGTTCTTACTCTCAACTGGCTGGATAGCTTCTATGGCTATGCTCTACGACAGTGGGGAGAAAGTTCTTATCCAACCTCTAAACCCTGTGGAAGTGTTCCCTATGTGGGATTTCTCTATGGGACTAGTTGAAGTCGGGCGGCACTATAGGCTAGATGCTAAGTCAGTCAGAGACATGGGAAATAACTACGGCTGGGACACTGGATGGATAGGTAAAGCTATTAAAACTGATGTATATGACTACTGGTGGGTGGATAACGATGTCTTCGGAGACCCAATGGTCTGGAATGCAATAGTAATAGGCAACTCTCCTAACGGCCTTATGAAGTTCTCTCCGACTCTATTCCGTAGGATTCCTATTTATACTGCCCCAGCTGGTGGTCTTCCTGACATGGGAACTCTATCTGAAGGAACTGAACTTAGCGTAAGCAGTTATAATGCAGGTGCTCAAGTAACTGGAGACAGATGGAAGGAAGAGATAGGTCAGTCAGTCATAGCCACTAACGAGAACATATATAAGGCTTGGAATAAAATCTGGACGTTTAGTCTACAGCTATTGAGAGATACTGCTCAGCCTCGTATATTTGAAAGAAGTCGGACTGGAAAGAAGATAGTCACTCCAGAGAACATCTTTCGTCGAGGTGCAGTCTTCCGTGGAGGCCCTGAGGACTCAGTGGATTATATGGCTACTCCTCCTATACCTCTAGAACTCCGGTCGACTCAACTTGACATGGAAGCTATGATGCAAAGAGGAGGCCCTTCCTGGGCACTACACGGTGCTGTATCTGGTCAGCTAACTTCCTACGTAATGAGCCAGATAGCTGCCAGTGCTAACCAGATACTCCGTCCGTATCATGATGCTTATATAGACATGATAGAGGATATAGATAACGATATCATCCAGGCTATTAGAGATAGAGGTGCTAAGCCTTACGGCTGGTCTGTGCCTAGAGAGTTTAAGGAAGACATGAGGGTAACTGCCAGGTATGAGGTGGAAGTCCCTGGTGACCTAGTCCATAGAGCTACTGTTGCCCGTATGCTTGACCCAGACTTTCGACTTAGCTACTCCTACGTCATGAGCAAGCTCTTCCCAGATGTCCGTAATCCTATGATGGAGAGAGCAAGGGTAAGAACAGACCAGGTGGAAAGGAATCCCGAGAATGCTCTAATAGCAGCTGTAGTCTACTATCGAAAACAAGCTGCATACCTGTCTAAGATTGGGGACAATGAGTCATCTAAGTTATATGAACTGGCTGCTGATGCAACTGAGGCTCAGCTAAAAGGAGCAGCTCAGACGGCTCAGCAGAATGAACCTATGAGAAGAACTGTTGGTAATAGAGAGGAAGCTATGCCTAGGATGGAACAACCACAGTTGCCATCAGTCTAAGGAGATACTATGCCGTTAGAAGGATTTAAACTGCCAAGTCCTAGAGATATTCTAGCAGGGCCTGGACAGGAAGAAGAGAAGAAACAAACTCAGCCTGTACCTCCAGTAGAACCTCCAGAATATTTTGAGGGGTATCAGAAGATGCTGGGTAGTATGACTGAGCTCTCTAAAGGAGCTATGGAGAGGCAGAAGGCTGCTCAGCAAAACCTGAAGGAGTATGAGCGTGCTCCATTCATAGCTTATACTGCAACTCTTGGACTAGCCTCAGTTGGTAGATGGAGACGTAACTATGAGGCTCAGCTGGAAGTAGCTAAGCAGGAACTAGACTTTGCCACTCAGGAGTTCAGCAGATTCAGCTGGAGAAGTAATGTACTAGTTGCTCTTCCCTACATGATGGCAGACCCTGATACTCCTATGGACTCAGTAGAAGATGTCTACAGTCAGTTTCCTAACGAATTGTTACTAGATGCGGATAGAAACTGGCTTCAGTCTGTATTCGATAGATTGAGCTATATGAGGCCAGGCCAGCTACCAAAAGAGTTCACAGGAGATGTTAGCGAGGTAAGAACTAACCTATTAGATACAATATTAACTGAGCCTCCTGAAGGTCTAAGGGCAGTCCATAATCTAACAGTAGAGGAGTTGCAGAAGTCCTTCCAACCTATTAGTGCGGAATTGCCGTCTGGATTAACTGCAGAAGATGTAAGGAATATTCTGACCGACCTTGAGTTCGATGAGCAGACTCAGGAAGAGATAGATAGTATCCAGAACGTAGTGTCTGAGTTGCGGAAAGACTGGATTGAGCAGTCAGCATATGTGACTCTTGTTAGAGATGGAGTACTTAATGCTGAGGCTCCAGATTTAACTAACTGGGAATTTACCAAGATGCTATTTACTCAGCCTGCTATGGCTACTATGGAACTATTAGATAAGTACTTTAATATGCTTCCTAGACCTCTAGCTGCCCAGGCTATCATGGCTTTTCCTAGCCTAACAGAAGACTCAGCTGGTGCTAGGCTAGAGGCTAACTACAATAAGCTAAGAGCTGAAGGCATGGGTGCTTGGGAAGCTGCTTCTGAGGCCTTCCAAACTTGGGATGCTAACCAGTGGCTGAAGTTTTACGTAGAGGGAGCCTTTGACCCTACGTCTTACGTTGGATTCGGGATGGCTACTAAGGTAGGCACAACTGTTGATAAAGTTATCCTAAGAGCTTTACAGAGAGGAGCTGAGTCAAAAGCTCTCTCTGCTCTAGAGAAAACGTCTAAGTTCTGGACTACTGTTCCTACTAAAGGTCCTTATCTAGGTAGGTTTGCTGGAGCTATCGAATCAGGCTGGAACGAGATGTGGGAGGTACCTTTTAGAGGACTTAGGAGAGCTATAACTTCGATTCCTCAGACTCCAACTCAGAAGGCTATTAGCTACGGTAGACAGGCCTTCATGGATACTCGAGCATACCTTAGAAGATTCACTGGTGTGGAGATGAAAGGTATGACAATCCCTCAAATGCGAGATGCTATTGACAACGCTATCCAGCAAGCTATGGCTAGGCCTAAGGAAACCGGAGACTTGTCAGTAAGAGTCGGTAGGTATTTCACTGACTACGACTTCATAACTCAAGATATATCTAGAGACTGGATTAGAGTCGTTGGAGGTGAAGGAGCTAACATTACTCCTCAAGTAACTCATAACATAAATATGGACTTTGACCTATTTCATAGAGGGTCTATGAGTAGCTCCGAGGCTGCTACTAATATGCTGGCCTCAATGGGAGTTGAAGCCGCTGAGAAGAATGTAGGAAAGTTAGCTAATACTATTGATAGGTATAGTAAAAAGATAGTAGAAGATGGCCTAGGATTAGTCAAAGGCGATTCAGCACATGATGTTCTGTCTGGACTTATACATCATGTAGAGGATATGCAGATAAGGAAGACTCTCAGTGCTGAATATAAGTTTGCGCAGCAGGTTGGTAGGTCTACATCCTGGACATCAAGGATAGGTCAGGCTATTGACTCATTAACTCGTAATAGTATCTTAACTAAGATTGACCAGATAGTAACTGCTCCTATGGCTAATCAGTACCTACTGTTCACCAACTACGGTCCTTTCAATATCCTTGAGAGTGCAATGAGGAGTTTTCTAGGCGGTGGAGAGCTGCTCTATCCGAAAGCTGCCAGTCCAGTTGATGAACTAGTCAGAGCTGGCGAAGGCTTAACTAACCTTCCATATGAGTTCATAACAGCTCAGAGAGACTTGGGTAGACTTGAAATTGCAGTTATTGACCCTAAGACTAACAAGACTCAAGTATTCAATAAAGGTAAGATTCCTGGGATAACTAAGGACTTACCAATAGGTGCCAAGATAAACATCGGTGGGCATGAATATCCTATACGCTCTTGGCAGAACTGGAATGACATGTTCGGAGATATTGGTACTAAGCAGAGAGCTAACTACCTCCTGACTAAGTACAAGCAGTACCTAACTGAACTCGGCGGAGACCAAGTCGCAGCTATCAGCCAAGTGTTTGAGAAGCACCAGCACTTCCTAGACGGTATCACTAGTATATCTAAAGGAGATAAGGATGGACTGATTAGGTCTATGATGATGGATGCTACTGTAGGCCCTGACATGGTTCTGAAGCACATGATACCTCTATCCCAGTTGGAGAGAAGGAAAGCCCTTAGAACTATCAATAAAGTGTTGGATAAATGCACTGATGTATATAGTCCTCACAAGCAGGCTATCCGAGATGCTATCCTTGATGGAACTGCATGGGGGAATGTAGATAACTTCATGGACGGAATTAAGGAGTCAGTCAGGGAGTTTAACATCATTAGCCTGCAACAGGAAGCTAGAGCTCTAGACAATCTAGTGACTAGTTTCAAAGACTTCGCTCCACTAGACGGAGACGAACTGATGCGGGAGTTAGGCTTCATCTCCGACATGGTAGATGGGATTAGTGAGAGAGTCTCAGATGTCAGACAGATAACTAGAGCACGAGCAGGTAAGCTGACACCAAAGGAGACAGATGATTTTTATAGAGCATCAAGTCAACTGTTAGGGGATTTCCTTGGAAAGTCTGGAGACGACATTGGTCAGATACTCGATGGCATTAAGGCTGGGGTGAGAAGAGAGAGAACACTACTGGATGATTTAGTTAATGATATATCACTTGAAGAGAATTTAGGTGCTATTCTACCTACTGAGGATATTATGCTTGAGGGTAGAAAAGTAGGCTCTTTAGCTGTCAGAGAGTCAGATATACTTGACGCATATGTAGTAGATGCTTTAGAGGTAACTGAAAAGGGTTTGGTTAATAAACAGTTACTTAGAGATATAGAACTATTGGTGCATGATAAGGCTGCAAGCTTAGGTCACAATAAAGTTGCTATTATTGCTAAACCTGAACATACTGCTATGTACAAAGGCCAAGGATATACGCTCAGACCTGGAGACCAGCCTGGATATCAAGTGTTTATCAAGGATGCTAAGAAGCCCAAATCTTCTATCAAGCTAACCGAACAGCAGCTCCAACAACTTGACACCCTCACCGAGTCTATCCGCATCCGTCATGCTAATGCAGTTGCTACTAGAGACTTAGACCGCAAGATTATCAATGAGGCCGTCGATGCTACTCCTAAGAAAAAGAGAACTAAGGAATGGTGGAACTGGCTAGAGAATAAGAGAAGTCAGGAAGCCTGGGAGCCTTACTGGAAACTAGAGGAAGACCTCTTCGGCCAAGTTGAAGATGCCAAGTTAGGTATGATGAACAGTATGGGAGTAGATGTATCTATCCCTCCAGTTCCTACTATCTCAGACAAGCTAGCTCCCGCCCACGTAGCCTACCTCATGGGAGTAACTGGTGACGACATGTACAAGGCCTTGACCAAGATGGGAGCTATGACTACTATTAGACCCAAGAACCGCTTTGTCGCTTGGGTATACAGAAGAGCTAACAAAGCTGGCCAGAAGTTTGGTAAGACTGCAGAAGAGGTAGGTTTCGACAAAGAGGCTATTGGGGATGTCTATGACCAACTATTCCGTAACGTAGGCATTGACCCGAACTTTGCTGTCAAGGAACCTATGACTCCTACTATGCTACAGCTAGAAGATGTTAGGCAGGAGTTGATAAGAGCAGAAGGTACGAAGAAGATTACTGATATGGACTATGTGAAGTATCAGGAGTACATCCGTAACGTGGCTAAGGACTTGGAAGATAGCGGAATTCATAATACTGAATGGACTGACATTAGAGAACAAGCCATGATGAAGGCCCGTGAGCAGTACGAGATGGACTTCACCGACTACTCCCACAGAAACATGGTTGATGCTGCTATGAGAATGATATACCCATTCTGGACTTACGAATGGCAAAGGTGGTTCTGGCTACCTCGTGCTATGGTCAAGACTCCAGGAGTAGCAACTGGATTAGGCAGATACCAAGAGTACTCCGACAGTGGTTATATCCCTATCCCTGGCACTGACATCCAGTTCAACCCACTCCGTGGCACTGTCTTCATGGGTGGGTTTAGAAGGCTAATGCTTCGTGACTATCCTGAATACTACGATGCTTTCCCTGGCATGGAGGCTATCGACTTCATATCTCGTGTAGGTTTCTACCCTGGCACTCACATTATGCTACCTATCATCATAACTGGTGCTGCTACTGGTAAGCCTGAGTGGACTGAGCTACTTCCAGGCTGGGCTAAGACTGGCCTAGATGCTGCTAGAGCTGTAGCTCCAGAGGCTGCTGGTAAAGTTATCGACCACGTGTTTCCTGACAGGTTTAGAGACTATCTTACCATGCTGACTCTAGGCAGCTGGGGCTATGATGCTGATGAAATCTGGAGAAAGAGAAAGCAAGATATGAAGCTCACTCCAGAGGAAGAGAAGTTATGGCTGAAGGCAGAAGCATCGGCTACTGGACTTATGGGCATCCTCTTTGAACAGACCGGCTCATTCCGCCTAAGACCTCCTGAGTACACTCAGTATATGGAAGATAGCAAGAAGCTAATAGAGGAGATGACTGGAGTTCCTGCTGACGTACAAGACGTTATCCAGAGACGCTACCCAGTGACTGGTAAGAGACTTCAGGACTACTATAGTCTAGATGCTCTTCAGCAGAAGGTCATATATGAACGCGAGCAGTATAAGCGTTGGCAGGGTATAACGACTCCAATGTACCCATCTTCTTGGCAGGAGGAGGATATTCGAGTCAGAGAGTTTTACGAACGAGTCGAACAACTGTACGATGACTATAGAAGTAATGGTATCTTTAACGAGCAAGGAGATCAGCTATCTCTCAGCGTTGACGAGATGACTCGTCAGTTCATCTCAGGTCAGATTGGTCCTGACCAGTGGACATCTTCGACAGGAGACTTAAAGACTCAAGCCTCCGCAGCTGCTCGTGAGATGGGCATGAGAGACTATCCTGACGTTCCTAAGACTCTTGACGAGAGAGAAGAGAGGTATAAGGAAAGAGGTTTACCAGCTCCTACATACTCTCCAGACCAAGAGATGCTCTATTTATACTATGACCTCAAGCCTGAGCTAGCTTACAACTGGGAATCAGATAGAATGGAGTATGACTATGATACCTACTTTGCTAAAATCGACGCGATTCTTGATACACTCGAAGGAGAATATAAACAACGTCTCCTCGACCGTATTCAGTACAACTGGAATGGGATGGAAAAGCTCTACTGGGGAGTCTCCCGCGAGTTCCTTCGTCCATACAGGCTGGTCAAGGGACTTGTCCTCGAGCAGTATTCAGATGAACAAGTTCAAGCACTACGGAGATATGAAGTTGCCAGAGGTGCTGAGAGAGAAGAACTGAAGAACTTACCAGGGCCTGAGGGACAGAAGTTAATCTCAGGCTTTCAGTCCAAGGTCAGAGAGGCCAGACAGAAGCTAAGATACTTAGACCCTGAACTTGACGCCTGGTTATACTTCTTCGGCATAACCGATAGCTTCATAACTAAAGCTGGGGAGGAGAGATGGAATGAGATAAAGAAAGAGTACATGAAATCTGAACTAGCCGACTAGGTATAATAAATTATAGCTATACATTATATATAGTTTTATTATTTATCCTTGACACAACAATAACGGTATGGTAGACTAATAATGGAGGTAATGAATCATGACAGACGAAAGTCCCAATGATGCTTCTCAGCAACTAGATACGAATCAGGTACCGACTCCTCCTACCGAAAACCAGACTCCTAAGTTCGAGCTCAAAGACGGCTCGATGGTAGTTGATGGTAGGAAGGTAGTCTACGAATCTGACCTAATAGCTGCTAAGAAGAGTTTGCAAGAACAGTTAGAGTCAGCTCAGTCAGTACACAATGAGGCTTTTGATAAAGCTAAGTTGAACCTGTCAGAGGCTCAGACTCAATTAGCTGCTGCAAACGCAAGAGTAAAACAGATGGAAGAAACTGCCCAGAAGGGTGCGGTATCTGAAGAGGATGCTGCGAGGCAGAAGCAAGAAATCGAAGCTGCCAAGAGCAGAGCGGACACAGCAGAAACGCGAGTCCTTGAACTACGAAGGGATAACCTGTTAGCTAAATTTCCTAACAGGATTAAACCTGAACAGTTAGAAAATAAAACAGAAGCCGAGCTTGCTGCCTTGGAAGAAGCACTGAAGGTTGTCAGTGCAAACTCAGGACCTGGTGAATATCTTATACCTGGAGGTGGTAATGGCGGAGGCTCTTTATCTGATATGGACAGAGCAAGAGCCATTATCAATAATACTCCTTTCCGAGGTGTTCGAGAGGTTCCTGCACAAAACTAATAAGGAGGTAAGCTAAATGGCTGATTCTGGTGGACATTGGAAAAACTTAGCTGAAGCTCAGAAACTTACTCAGTCGATGAAAGTCCCTGGTGTCTATGAAGAGGATATCAAGAGGATGAATCTTCTAGACCGAGTACCTGTTTATCAGGCTGCTCACTCCGGTCTCAAAATTGAGTGGCTGAGGGAAAGCACAACTACCGAAGATGCTGTGAACGACATAACTATTGGAGACCAGCTCTCATGGTCTGATGACATCGAGTATGAAGAGAAAGAAATGACTCTTCGCACTTGCTACATTCAGCGGAAGATGGATAAGTATGTCGAAGGTATCTACGGAACCTATAACAACTACGAGGCTCGGAAGCTTCTGGAGGCTGAGAAAGGGCTTAAGCGCCGACTTGGTGCAAGGTTCATCTATGCTGATAATACCTATACCAGTACCAAACAGTTCGATGGCCTTCACGCCCTAGCTGCTGAGCACGGTGCTCCCTATACTGCCGGCTCCACTAACGATGCCAAGAACATTGACGGCGGTGAGGCTGGACTGAGTCTTGGTCTCTTAAGAGTCCTCGTTGACGAGATGAAGTACGGTGTGGATGAACTCTGGATGCCTTATGAGATAGTACGTCGAATGGATGCTGCTTATCAGGAAAAAGGATTTGCAGGTCTAGCGACTGCTACTGCCGGTACTATGGCCTTCATGTCTCTCGGTTATAATGAGGCTGGTAAGAGGGTGCTGTACTGGGATGGTATTCCTATAATCCGAACAGACTACCTGGTAGGTGAGGAGCAGAATACTGGTACTGGCTCTAGCTCAGACGCCCGAGGACTATACTCTTCCGATAAAGGCTACTCAATCTTCGCAGTAAAACTCGGTTCCGGCGCTATGGACGGCAGTAATCCTGGACTAACCTATGCCTACGCTAACTTAGCTGGTATGGGAGGTCAGGCCGGTGACATGTATAAACTCGTTCGGTTCCCTGAGTTGGAAGACTATGACGCTGGCGGTATCCGTCTGGTGAACTACAGCGCTCTAATCCTTCCCAGCTCTCATGGTCTAGGCCGTATCTTCGATATAGAAGATGTGGCAATTACGGTCTAAATTAGAGTTTGGCTGTATCTCAAAAACAGTTAGGAGGAAAATAATATGTCAGATGGAATTGCAGAATATACGAGGAAAGTAATCAATAGGTCTGGATATGTCCTGATGTTCCCTAATGTGGAGGCAGTGTCTGAACTGCTCTCCACTCCTGTCGTGAATCCTTATGCTGAGTCTAGCACTCAGCAGTTCCCATTGGGGACTAGAGCTATTCAAGGTGAGAGGGAGTTCGTATACTGCCTCAATGGAGCGAGTGCTCTTAGCACCCTCGGTACGCCAATTCAGTCTGCTGCTCGTATCCATGCTGAAATGGACGATGACATAGTTGTGGGAGCAGCTGCTGCTATCGGGGACTACAGCGTGGAGTTAACATCTACAGCTAATCTTGCTGCTGCTCCTCTCAGTACTGCCAATGGTATCGCCGAGGGGTACCTGATAGTTAACGATGCTGCTGGTGAAGGCCAGATGTATAAAATCAAGAGTCATGATGCATTCTCCGGTACGTCTGATGCTACCATCACTCTCTACGACCCGTTGACTGTAGCTCTGACTACTAGTTCCCAGTGCGGTCTGATTCAGAATCCGTTCTCTAAAGTAATCGCTACAACTGCCCCTCTTACTGGTACATTTGTTGGAGTGAACTTGATAGCAGTAACTGCAAGTTACTACTTCTGGGCGCAGTACCGTGGACCTGCCCCTGTGAATGCTCACGAGGCTATCAGTGTTGGTCAGCCTGCTACAGTTGGTCTAACTGCTGCAAAGGTAGATGCATACGATGTTACTTCTACTATACTTTACGTAATTGGCGTGTGCCAGACTCCTGGCGTTGCTGATACAGAGAAGTGCATTGTATTCCTTAGAGGTTAAGCTAATATAGGGGAGGTCAAAAAGGTTATGGCCTCCCCTCAAGGAGTAATATGGATGACGAGGTTATGCAGGCGGTTAGAGAAGGCAGGACTAGCATAGAACTAAATCCTGCTAAGAGGAACGTGGCTCATACTATCTTGGGCTTTCCATTCCGGCATTATTTTATTAGAGTAAAGGAAGAGTTAATGTTAGGAATAATTAACTCCTCTAAGAAATATCCAAAGTCAACTAAATATAATACAGACGATATGGTAACTCATGCAATACTAGATGCAGGTGAATCTATTTTATCAAGAGCCAAGGTAAGGAAAAACCTAATAGAAGCGGCAATTAGAATAGGAGCTGGCGAAACTGCTCACGATAGATTCTATAGAGGACTATTCCAAGTGTTTCTTGAGGAAATGGTTAAGAAACTGCTAGATGGGAAGTTAGATACAAGAGAACTTGGTGAGCCATCTAAAGAATTCTGGTATGAGGAAATGCCTTATGGCGGAGAACATTCAATACTGTACCAGATTATGGACAGGAGAGAAGAAATTAAGGAGTTGTTAAGGAGACCAAAGGATGAGTGAACAGGTGCTAGAGCCAGGTCAGAAATGTCCTGCATGTGGTGGAGAAATAGACCTCATGTATCGAGATGTGCAGGAACTTATATGGCATAGTAAGTGTTTCGTATGTGGGACTCGTTATACAGTTCCAGACAGTAAACATACGTGGAAGTTTGCCCACGTTTAGGAGGAATCATGTCTAGCATGATAAGAGAAATCGATAACTTCAAAGCTGAGATAGTATCTGGCGGCCAAGTCGGCATAGAGACCACAGTAAGGATTTCGGCTGATATCAAAGTTGAGTCGATAGGAGATGAGATAAGCAGGCACGACTGGGCTGTGTCTCAAGCATATATTAAATACTGGCTTATAAGTGATACTTGGGCTATCCTTGACCAAGGTAAGGAAGAGAGGCATACAACAGACTATAGTAGGGAACCTGGCTCGTACGCTCTACTTGACTGGCATGTCGAGATGGAAACCACTTGGATACCAGAAACAGTTGGAACTTATTACATATCAGCTAGAGCTATCATGTTTAGTAACATAACTGTTGGTGACTTCTGGCCTCCACAATGGAACTATGAATACAGTGTAGAGCAGCTATATGCACCAATAGATATTACTGCTCCTAGTCCTCAGTCACTGGATGAGGGAAGTTTTCTTGTTACTGTTGGGGATAATATAGACTGGTATGACTTCGATGGGTTAGTCATATCTGAGGAAGTCAACCAAACAGGAACCATAGACGGACATGAAGTGAGGATATTCATTCCTGCCAATACTCTTGTACTCGGAACTTACGAGATAGAGGTAGTCTTAGATGGACTCGTAGCCAGCATCATCCCACAGGCTTTATTCAATAATGTTCCTGAACTCTACGTAGACGGTATTAAACAGTAGGAGGTTAACATGCCACTTCCAGTAGACTCAATAAATAGTGAAATGAAGTTGCCAAAGGTAAGGCAGCTCGTTAATGAAACTATCCAAATGCTAATTCATAAAGAGAATAAAGACCCAAAGGAAGCTGCAGGCCAGGCTTACGGTATGGCAGCTGAGAAGTGGGGAAAGAAAATTCCAAAGGGAGGATAACATGTCGGAGAATTTTGTATCTTATCCTAACATAGGCTACACGACTTTAACAGTTAGCTCATCTGTAGTTACCTTTACTGATTGTGGAGTCACATCATTAATAACTCAGCCAGGACTAAGGAAAGTTATATTTCAGGTAGATCCTGCTGGTGGAAACTGCCGATATACTTTAGATGGTTCTACAGACCCAGTTGGGGCTAGTGCTGGTATACGTGCTGATGCTGGAGATATTGTAGAACTAGACCCAGTTGAGGCCAAGAATTTTAAGGCATTATACGATGATGGTGCTACGGACGCTACTCTTCAGTGCCACTTCTACTATACAGACTAGGAGGAAAATATGAGAGTACTTAAATCATCCTTAAAAGCAACACTGGGCACTGTTGAGGGATATACTGATGAAGTAGAGAGTCTGCTTAAGAATGCTACTTATGGCCTTTCAGCATTAGAGACTTTAGTAGATGATGTTGAAGATAATCAAGCCGCTATGAGAGGTGGAGCTGAAACTCTTGAGTCACTAGCTGAGAGACTTGATACCCACCTTGACTTTGCCCGTATTCAGACTATAGCTAGCCCAGTAACTTTGACCGGCTCTGCCCAGTATGTGTATAGTAGGTCAGGAAGTGCTAGACCTTTCTTCTTTGGCGGTGGAACTATGAGTTGGAACGCGGGGGCATGGGCAGGTGGCGAGGATGTGACTATTACAGTACAGCTTACTACCGACGGCTCAAACTGGGAGACAATGTGGAGTTTAAACTTAACAGCAGCAGCCAGCCCATTAACTGTAGCTATCCCAAGTGGATACAGCGAAGATTCAACCTTAAACATACCTATGGGATTTTGGGTAGGTTCAAATTGCGGGGTAAGAGTTGGGATAGTGCAAGATGTAGAAGGCGCGGGTTACCACGCTGTAAGCCACAACTTTGTAGACGGAGTACCAGGAGGATAATAATGGATAATGAAGTTAGAACGTATATTCACAATGTAGTTATTCCTCATATGATTAATCAGTGGAAGAATATGAAAACGGAACGGGATGAAGCTATGGATAAAGCAACAAGCTTAAACAACCAGATGACTGCTCTAAAGGCAATCTATGACCAGATGTTGGTAGACGTTCCTGAACCAGACTAGGAGGGATAAATGAGAAGCACAGGACTAATTCTGAATGTAGCCTCTCAAGTAGGTGGCGCAGAACCGAGCACGACTACACTTATAGATGCTAGCCGTATGGGTAATAATGGTACTTTTAAAGGTACTGATGAACCATCATGGGGTCAACTATCCTCTGGTCTATGGTACTTAGACTTTGATGGTTCTGACGATAAGGTTACTGTCGGAGATACAAATGAGGATATCAAGACATTTGCTTGCTGGATAAGTGCCGATGATATCACGACAAGGGCATTGATTGACTTTGACAGTGGCACTCATTCTGTGGAGATAAATGGTAGTTCAACCATAACTGCCACTGGATGGTCAAGTCCAACGATTTACGTGGATGGGCAGTCTGCAAGTGCCATAGTAACAACAGGTTGGCATTTCGTGGTAGTAACTACTGCGAATGCTTTTAAGGCATCATCATTAGTATTAGGAAATGAAGCAAGTTTCTACGACGGTAAGATGTGTAAGATAAGGTGCTGGCAACATGCTCTAGACTCTGCCCAGATAAAACGACTCTACACGGCTGAACGGAGGTTGTTCTCATGAGAAGTTCCGGCGTATTATTTGATTGTGGTTTATGGACAGACCCTCAGATAGAACCTCATGCCACCATTCTCTATGACCAGAGCCGGTACGGCAATGACGGAACTTTTAAAGCTGACGGTGAACCTAACTGGGTGTGGGATGGTAAGTGTTGGGTTATGGACTTTGATGGATCTGATGATAAAGTTACTATTGCTGCCCATCGTTCGTTGCAGACAGTACATGAACTAACTATAGCTTTTTGGCTCAGACTAGATACTGCGTATGATTCTACTAATTTAGGCTTTGCCTCTCATGGTTCATACTCACATCCTTGGAATATAGCTACTAATGGAGATGCAAGGGTGTGGTCACAGTTCAGGGATTCGGGGGGGACATCTAGGAATGGTACATTAACTAACACTTATGTAGCATCTACTACCGGAGCGTGGTGGCACTTAGTGTTTACACTTGATTCTGGTTGGTGTGGCGCATACGTTAATGGGCAATTAGAGAACTTAGAGAACCAATCTGCCTATTTTACAGAACTAAATGTATACAATGAAAATATGTATATTGGATGTTACGAAGGGCCAAATCTTACGTTTGACGGACAGGTGGCTAACTTTAAATACTACAACTATGCCCTCAATCTCGATGAAATAAACAAAATCTACGGGTCTGAACGATACCTACTTGGAGTATAGCATGAGAACCATTACTGACACTCTGCTATCAGCTCAAACTTCCAATAGCCGTACTCCTTACTTCCATATGGTTTTCACTAACTACGCCGGTACTGATACTGAAGACCTCAGCACAGATGGAACATACGGAGATAGGATACTACTTATAGACCACACCGAAGAGCCTTATAATGAGTATGCAACTATTGTGCTGAAAAACTACGATAGAGGACTGCCAACAGACTTAACAGGCTACTGGACTGAAATCGGCTATGGTGATGGGAGTGAGTACTGTGGGGATGGTAGCAACGGAGGAGCAGACGCCACTGCTAGACTCTGGGTAAAGCACCACAATGTAATATCTGCTGGAGGCAAGTTATTCACTATCTTAGAGCTAGAAGGCATGTGGGTGAAGTTAAGAGAGACTCTCATGAGAGTAGGTACACCTCCGTATTATATAGCCACTGAGTCTGACTTTGGTGGAGCCTCAACTCCTTATGATATTATAGACTATATCCTTACCAATGAGATAGACCCTGCCATGAGTCTTGATGCACTAGCTGAAGACGACGGCATCATGGATACCTTGGAGCCTACCTTCAGTGTCAACGAGATGCAACCTTTCGAGGATGCAGGTACTATCATTTACGAACTTATCAAGATGACTAAGAGTTACCTGAGGGCTAAGGCTGGTATGGCCTTTGAAGTCAAGTACCCTCAGGATGGAGACTCAGTCGATATTACCTATTATAACAATACTGCTCCTAAGTTCTACGAGGCATCATTCAGGCATAATCTGGTAATCCCTAACCAAGTTCTACTTTTTGCCAATGCTGGTGACGATGGACTTTGGACGGATATTATAACTGGTCAAGCAGATGACAGTACCAGTCAGGCTGACTACGGTATAGTTCCTTATATCGCTACTGCTCCTTATGTAACATCTCAGGCAGATGCTACGGCTAGAGCAGAAGCTATCCTGGCTCGTATCCAGATGGAGATTGACGGTGGGTATACAATAGTAATGCATGACTGCCAGATAGAGCTATATGATAAGGTGCAAATATCTGACTCGAGAGGATTATAATGGCTACTGTGACTTTGAGTCCAACTGCTAACGGTTCGTGGCATCAACTCACTCATACTCCTGGTTATGACCACTGGGAATGCGCGCTTACTCAAGGGGATGCAAAAATACTAACTAATCCGTATCCTAATCCACTGTATACAGATACATTTGTATTTTCAGATACTGGAGTAGCTGGAGTTGTAAACAGTGTAGTAGTATACATAAATGTACCTTACCAGGCTTGGGGAGCTACTGTTTATTGTGCTGCTGAGATTAATGGTAGTTTATATAGTTATGCAGTT